AATGATTGCTGATATAATTGATGCAACATTTTGGATGAAACAATTTGCTGGTAATAAAGAAGAAGTAGCAGAAGTAAAACAATCTTGTGAGGTTGCAGGTTTATGAAAATAGACTTTGATGTAGATATAGATATGGCAAATAGAGATGACTTTTTAAAGTTAATTGATCATACGCCTGCAAGTATAGAAAAAGACAGTAAGTTTACAAAACACAATACTGGTGTGTATTTCCAGAATATTCCTAAGTTTCCTTTAGAAGGCTACAGTACAATAGATCACAAACAAGCAGAACAAGAAGGTTGGTTTAAAGTAGACTTTTTAAATGCGAGTGTTTACAATGACATAATAGATGAAACACATTTAAACAAATTAGTAGATACAGAACCTATGTGGGAGTTATTCCAACATAAAGAAGTAGTACAACAATTATTTCACATTGCAAATCATTATGGTATTGTTAAGCAACATCTTCCTACTAGTCTAGATCAACTTGCAATGATACTTGCTATTATAAGACCAGGCAAAAGACACTTGGTGGGAAAGAGTTGGAAGGAGATAGAAGCAAATGTTTGGGTAAAGCCAGATGACGGTTCATACTTCTTTAAGAAGAGTCATAGTTATGGTTATGCATTAGCAATTATAGTGCAACTAAATAATATTTGTGAGTAATTAGTCTGTCTTTTTGACTAGTTGAATTCCACGTCTTTTAATACGTTTCTTTAATAAATTTTGTAAAGTTGTTACTGGACCAAATAATATCTCAACATCCTTCATTATAAATGTTTTTAAACAAGGTTGAAACATTCTCATTTCTATATTTAAAAATACATCTATTGGTAGCATTCTGTTAGACTCCCACCACCAAGTATCTCCCATTTCTAAAAACGTTTTTCTATTACCTATGGTTGGTATTTTCTCAATATCATAAAATGTTAGTATACTATTATCATGGTTGACTACTATACCAACGTACTCTACACCGCCATATAATATGCCTGTTAGAAACGGATATTTTTCTTTTGTTGAATCTATTAGATCTTTTTTCTCCACAATGTTATTTATGTTAGGTATTGATAAATAGTACAATAGAAAGAGTAAAAATTATGAGCCAAGGCAATCACAAATTATATTTGTACGAAGATTATATAGATTTAGTTATAGATTCTAACGGCGTATATGTGGATAATAGACCTATGAATAACAGAAAATTAATAGCACACAAAGGAATTACTAACGAACTTGTTTTTAATATCACTAATAGAGATAGAAAAAAACAAAATGTATTCGGAGATACATTCAGCGGTAATTTAATAAACCCAACTACTAAAAGAAGAGTTCTATCTAAACTATTAGAGCAGACAACCAAAGTAGGTCAAGTTAAATTAGTTTTAAACGATGGTGACCTTGCTAACCTAGATGCTGGTTTATATACAATTTATATTACTATGCTTAAGGCAGACGGCACAGATGCTCCTGTATTTACAAATCAAAATAGTGGACTTAAATTTCAAATTGAGATTTCAGATCAAGTAAGTGAAGAACCAGTTGCTACACAAACTATTAGTTCTTTTGTACAATCAGGCAGTAACGTATATGTATCAAGTGCAATGTACGGAAACGCAGATAGGAATTTTAATCACTCTTTACATAGTTTAGCAATCTATCCTTCATCCTACTCAGGAGAAATAACCATACAAGGTAGTTGTTTAGAAAATGCTCCTAATAGTGATGATGCAAGTACAGATTGGTTTAACATTAGCAATGTTTCTTTAACGGCTTCCTCAATATTAACACATAGAACATTCCAAGTAAATGCAAATTGGCTTAGAATTAAACATGTGCCTACAGCAGGAACTATCAGCAAAGTACTAATTAGAAACTAGTTGACTTTTCAGTATATATCATGTATAATTAATGCATGGATATAGACTTCTTAGTTGAAAAGGTGCACCGCCTCCTTTTGGATAACTTGCCTATTAGGTCAAGTAGAACACCCAGTGGCTGGAACACTATGGATTGTCCTATGTGTACTGATAAAAGAAAACGTGGTGGTTTAATATGTACAGGTGGAAAAATATCCTTTAATTGTTTTAACTGCGGTTTCTCAACAGGTTGGGAACCTGGTCCTGCATTAGGTAAAAAATATAAAGATCTAGCATTAACATTAGGCGCAGACCAACAAGAAATACACAAAGTAACAGTTGAACTTTTAAAGTATGCAGAAGATTTAGAAACACAAGAAGCATCAGATTATGTATATAGTCTAGCAAAATTTAAAACAGAAAAATTACCAGATACTGCAACAGTAGTTGATGACTTGCCAGACAATCATCCTGTTAAGCAGTATGCGAAACAAAGAGGACTATTTGGTCTATATCCATTGCTACACATAAACGATAGTTTATACAAGCAAAGATTAGTAGTCCCTTTTACTTACAACAATGAGCTTGTAGGGTGGACAGGAAGGCATATAAGCCCTCCTAACAAACAAACACCCAAATACTTACATAAGATGCAACCTGGTTATGTTTTTAACGTAGACAGGTTCGCAGACAGTAAGAGGGAAATAGTAATTATTACAGAAGGTGTATTTGATGCAATATTAATAGATGGCATTGCTATACAAGGTAATAGTGTTGGTCCTGAACAGGCACATTTAATTGAGAAGTTAGGTAAAAGAATAATTGTATGTCCTGATAGAGACGAAGCAGGAGTAGATTTAATTATGCAGGCCGCTGAACTAGGGTGGGAAGTAAGTTTCCCGCCTTGGCACGTTGATTGTAAAGACGCCGCAGACGCAGTACAACGTTATGGTAGACTAGCAACTGTTAGCAGTATTATTAAACATGCAACAGGTAACGAACTTAAAATAAAAGTAAAGGCTAAGATGTTGTGATTACAAGAATAAAACATTGGGCAGATGTATGTAAACTGCATTGGAAGGAAATAGTTTCTCTGGCAGTAGCCTTACATTGGTTTATGGACTTAATAGTTATTATACCACTGTCTATATTAATAGGTTATATGTTTGGCATACATACAGGACATGCTCATTAAATGAAAGTATATGTAAATGGTTGTAGTTTTAGTTATGGTAATAGTGCTGATAATAAATTTGCATGGCCTGATCTATTACCATATGATGTAGTTAATGAAAGTTGGATAGCAGGAAGTAACAAAAGAATTTTTAGAAGAACTAAAAAGTATTTAGAAAATAATGATGTAGACATAGTAATTTTACAACTAACAGATCCTTATAGGGACGAATTTTATAATAGTATAAATGATTTATGGTTAGGACAACAAGGAGACTATTTACATTTTGATGATGAAAGTTATAAACGAAAAAACATAGATCAAAAATTAATTAAGGCCCAATGGGAAGGGTTTAGAAAATATAATTTACTTACTAGAACAGAAGAACAGGTAAAAACAGAAACATTTTATATGATAAACACAATGTTACAATATTTTGAAGTAAACAATATAAAATATTTAATAACAGCAATGAGTAACAAGTGTCTACCAACGGAATTAACACAACCTAACAATAACATATTAAAACCAATGAGTCACATAGTTGATTTAGAAAATACACACGTAGATGGTCACCCAAATAACGATGGTCATAACCAATTTGCAAGATATATAATAAGTGAGATAAAGAAAAAATATGAGTGATTTAACAAACTACAACGAAGAAACGCAAGAACTATTTTTAAAGTTTTTAATAAGCGATCCTGATCTGTTTAGCAGGTGTGCAAATATAGTTGATGCTGATTATTTTAATATAAAGTATAGAAAAGCAGTAGAATTATTTCAAAGTCATTCTAAAGACTTTAATAGTATTCCTACCCCAGAGCAAGTAAGTGCCGCAAGTGGTGTGCAAATAGAAGTTATTCCAAATGTAACATCAGATCATCATGAATGGTTTTTAAAAGAGTTTGAAACATTTTGTAGACACAAAGCATTAGAGAAAGCAATTATTGAAAGCACAGACTTATTAGAGAATCAAGACTATGGTACTGTGGAAAATAAAATTAAAGAAGCAGTACAAGTAGGACTTGTAAAAGATTTGGGATTAGATTACTTTGAAAATCCTAAAGAGCGATTGCAATGGATTAAAGATCAGTCCGGTGCAATTAGCACAGGATGGAAAGGCATAGATCATAAACTATATGGTGGATTGAACAGAGGCGAGATGACTATTTTTGCAGGTGGTTCAGGTGCAGGCAAAAGTTTATTTTTACAAAACTTTGCAGTTAATTGGGCACTAGCAGGTATGAATACTGTTTACATTAGTTTAGAGCTCAGTGAACAACTTATCAGTATGAGATTAGATAGCATGGTATCTGGATATGGCACAAAAGAAGTAATGAAGAATATGGATGATGTTGACTTAAAAGTTCGTATGAAGGCCAAAGGTGCAGGTAGATTAAGAGTTAAGCAAATGCCTAATGGCGTAAATGTAAACGATATAAAAGTATTTTTACGTGAATATGAAATATCATGTGGTGAGAAAGTTGATTGTTTACTTGTTGATTACTTAGATCTTATGATGCCTATTAGTGCAAAAGTAAGTGGTAGTGATTTGTTTATTAAAGACAAATATGTATCTGAGGAGTTGCGTAACTTAGCAATGGAGAAAGACTTACTATTTGTAACAGCCTCCCAGTTAAACAGAGGGGCAGTAGAAGAAATAGAGTTTGATCATCATCATATTGCAGGTGGTATTAGTAAAATACAAACAGCAGATAATGTTGTAGGTATATTTACAAGTAATGCTATGCGAGAAAAAGGTAGATATCAAATACAGTTTATGAAAACACGTTCTAGTAGTGGTGTAGGCACAAAAGTAGACTTAAAGTTCGATCCTGATACATTAAGGATAGTAGATTTAGAAGAAGGCGATGAAGATGCAATGACAGTTACAACAGGTAATCTTGTAGAACAACTGAAAAGAGGCAATAGTATTAAAGCAGAACAACCAACAGCACAAGATACAGTTTCA